GCAATTAGAAATAATTACCCAAGAATTACAAAAATTAAACACATTAAATCAAGAGGTTAATTTGAAGTTAGATAGACTATCTAATAAAGTAATAGAAAACAAATCCAATATGGAACTTCGACTAATAGATTTAGAGACTAATAAGTTTTATGAATATGTTAAAAATAAATATTATGCTTTTTTAGCTTTTAGAAAACATAATCAATCTTATATTGTTTCAAACAAATCTCCACGACAACTTGCTATTGATTATCAACGTAAATTACAAAGACAAAAAGAAAAAGATGACTTATAAACCTTTACCTAAATCACTTACCATTAAACCAAGCACCATAGAGGGTTTAGGTTTGTTTGCTATAACAGATATAAAAGCAGACACCATGTTAGGTTTGAGCCACATGATAGTAGATGGAGAGATATTTAGAACACCATTAGGTGCTTTTGTTAATCATGCTGAGCAATCTAATTGTAAGAGGACAAGAGAAAAACTTAGTTGGTTTCTTCGTACCATTAAACCTATAAAAGCTAATGAAGAATTAACACTAACTTATAGTTTATATAAACCAAAATGAGATTTGCTAAATACTTTGACAAAGACTTGTACTCTAAATGGCATAGGTTATGGGATGGTATTGCTATGTGCGATATTGATAGTGTTGAAATATGTGGTAACAAAGGGTGTTGGAAACCACTAGCCATAATTGAGCATTTATACGATACCGGCTCTGATAAAAAGAAATATACAAACATTGTAGAACACATAGGAAGAGCATTAGATGTGCCTGTATATCTCGTCTATTATAAAGATGTAGACAAGGACACCCTATCGTTCCGAGTTTCGCAAAAATACCCTATCTCCGTTCCATTAAAGGCTATGTCTGAACAAGAGTGGGTTGCTATATTGTATCATCTTCAAGCTGAACATCAGAAAGTTTGTAAACACAGAAAATAAAAGCTATGCAAAAATATTTACCGCATATTAGAATACCATTTAAACTTTTTGATGATGAGAGGATAAGACGAATACCAAAAAAACACCGAGCATCTTCATTGCTAATCCTCATAGCACTATTAAAGTTTGTTAATTCACAAAATGGTCAATGCTACCCTAGACGATCTACTATATCTAGTATGGTTGGTCTCAGTAAAAGCACTATATATAGGTGTACTGATCTATTACAAAAGGTAGGTGTGTTAACTAAGAAAAGATTAAAATCTACTGTATTATATACTGTTCGTAGTGAGTACCTTGTTAATAAAAAGTATGAAGTGTCATCACGATCCCTCTCTAGTGTCGTGGTGATCCCTATTAGTAGAACTACCATTAACTTAACTAACATAGATAAACTTATTAAAGATTGTGCAGATAAAGGTGGAGATAAGAACGTCATTATAGATAAATTGTCTACTTTCCCCCGACATACACTAATTAAAGCAATACAAGAAAAGGATAACCCTTATTACTGTAAACAGGCTCTTACTATCCTAGACAATAAAGGCGATGGTGTGCTGGTGGATTTACCTAAAGGAATAGAATTAGAAAAGTTAAGAAAGAAATCTAATTTTGCTTATCAAAGAGCAGTATATAAAAACAAAAGGAATCATGACCGGAAGATTAAGTCAAAAGATTTATTGCGAAGCGATAGCAAAGACTAGCGGTAAAAGATGTAGATGCAAGGGATATTTTACACCTACTACTAAAAGATACCTTTGTCGCTTTCATGGTTGCTCTCAATCTGTGGATAGTAAAACAAGAAAATACAAAGGACTTTTTAAAAATAATACGTTAAGTATAGACAAAAAGATTATTAGATTAAAAAACTTAAAAAACTTTAAGCATAAAACAAATGAAGAAATCAAACAGTATATCCAAAGTGAAGAACAAAAGTCTAGCACTTTCGGATACAGAACAAAATACTATTCTAGGCACTATCTACGATGGCGGTCTAGCCTTAGACGTAGCAAAGGAATTAGGCATCAGCTTGATGACTTTTTACAAATACTTAGAAACAAATCCAAAGTTTAAAGCTGAGTTTAACAAGGCTCAAGAGGTAGGTATTAAAACTTTAGTTGAGAAGATGTTGCAAATATTTAATAATGGCAATATGGACCTAGAACCAAACGAACTATTATTTGTAAGAGAGAAGAAGGATTTTCTTAAATGGTTAGCACCAAGGGTATCAAGTTTATTCCAAGAGAAGCAAAAGATAGATGTTAAGAGCGATTCAGTTGTTCGTATTTCTTGGGAATCTGAACCTGATTTGATTGACGCAGACGTTCAAAATATTTCCGATAATAAAGACCCTTTACCGATAAACAATTCTTAATCGTCTCAATCTTTAATTGCTTTAAGTCTATTTTATTTCCAATCGTTCTTTTCATCTTTTTTAATTTTCTTTTGATGTTGTACTATGCACCACCAACCCCAAACGATAGCACATAGTATAATTACAATTTCCTTTTCACTACTCATTATTGACCCTCTTTTATTTTTCTTAATTTACTGTATAATTTATTTAATTCATTTACATCTGCTTTATTAAATTTATGTCTATCTCTGTCAAAATGTAAATAAGGATATTGATTTTCTATTTCCCATATATCATCTTCTATTTTTTTCTTTTTTTTATCTTCATACATTTTAGATTTGTTGCTATCTTGTAGGTGTGCTTTTAACTCTTGTGCGTTATTCATTATTTACCCCCTTTGTTAAGTTGTTTATTTCTCTCTTGTTTAGTTTTAAACCATTCACATTCTATTATTTGGTCATCATCAATATAATTAATACCATAAACAAAACCTTTATTGTCATCTATGGGTTTTAAATCATACCAATATGTTTTTTCTTTTCTGATTTTTTCCTTTTGTTGTTTTTGTTTTCTTATTAAGTATCTAAAAGGCATTAACATATTATTTTCCCCCTTTGTTTATTTCTATTTCATCTTGCCAATTCTTAACCATCTCATCTTCTTTTTTCTTATGCTCTATATTTCTTTTATCTTTAAGAAATTTATCAACGTGTTCCGGTATTATAGAGCCGGTGTCAGTTGATATTTCTTCAAATGGGTTAAGATGGTCTATACTATCATCAATATTTTTCTTTATATTCTCAAACATTATTGGACCATTCCCATGACCCATAACGTAGCTAGTACTATGATTATTACTTCCATTATTTTATATCCTCCATGTTGATTTGCGTAAATAACTTATCAATAGTATTTATAATAAAGTATTCTGTACCAAACCAAATTATTAAACTTACTATCAATAAAGCTAATATTGTTGCTATTAAGTATTTTACCATTTATTTACCCTTTGTTAATTGTTTTTTGTATTCTTTAAATAATTTTACAGCTTGTTTCTTAGTGTAAAAATAATATGATTTAGTTTCTAAATATCCGTCAATCGTTTCTGAAACTAACCAAGCACCTTCCATGTTTTTTTCTATTATCATTTATTTACCCCTTTGTTTTTTTTGTTTATCTTAATTATTTTAACCATATTGTCAACACCATATAAGCATTGATGTGTTATTTAACTGCTCTATATATGTATAAAGCAGATAAATAATTTCATTCATATTACTTGCTCATTCCTTCAGTATTTAAACAAGATAAATTTACACCAACACCCTTTATTTTTTCTGGTGCTGGTATTGTATTTAAATCTACCAATTTGTATTCACCGGACTTGATCTTAGCCATTGTTTGCTTTGTCGTCTCATTTAAGAACTTGTTTCTATACTTGCTTGTAGTATTGCTAAAGTTCCAAAATTTTTTATCAAGATATGTATTTTCTAGGTCAATTTTAACAATCATTGAGTTATAAGATTGAAAATATTTAAAGCCTAAATCAGTTACGATAAATTGATTTGCTACCTTGTTTCCGTTGCTTGATGTCATATTTTTTACATTCATTGTTACATTCATTGTTTTTTCCTTTGTTAGTTGTTTATTATTATTATGCTTATTTTTGTGTCTTAATTTAGGCATTATTGTCTCTCTTTTTTATCTTCTTTTATTAATTCTCTTATATATTTTCTTACATTAACCTTGTCGTCTTCATGTAAGAAATCAAGAATATAAGAAAAAGCTGTGGTTTGATTATCGCAATTTTGTAATTCTCTATATAAATTTTCTGTCTTAAATGTAGAGACCTTTTGTTTATGTAGTTGTAACGTGTTCATTGTTGTTTCCTTTGTTAGTGTTGACATATTGGTAATCTATTTAATCAATGTGTTTGAATTATGTCAGTATAAAAAATAGTTTGGTAATGATTGACGCAGTTAAAAGAATGAGTGAGTGAGTAAAGTAAGTGAGTGAGTAAGTTAATAAAGTAAGTTAATAAGATACATCAAATGTACAGCAACATCTTTAGTTCGCAATGCGTATACCCTCGGCTTTATTATTTATTAATATATTGCCTATTTTTTTTTCCGATAAGTAATCGTTATCGAACCTTTTAGCTAGAAGACTTATGTTTTTTGGAAGCTAAGACCCCCATACCCCCAAAATTTTGACCGCCGTCACTATCATATATATATTGGGGATTTCTCAACAGACACATAGACAGACACACAGATTAACCCACACCCTATTAAAAACCTTTGTAGTATAATTTTTTTTATTTTTACTATATGTAGTAATTATGTGGGATTACATACAAGATGATTTAACTTCAATAGTTTACATTAACACAAAAGATAAGAGCTTAACCATTAAGGTATACGGCTTTGCAGATGAAGAAACAGCAGAGACGTTTGCACACTATACAATGAGTATACTTAACTTTGATTACAACACTCCCGGCTATAGTATGCCAAGCAAACGAATACACTAGATATGGATATTAAAATTCCCTACACCCCTAGAAAACACCAATCATTTCTGCACAACCAAATTTCTAAACACAGATGGTCAGTACTAGTTTGTCATCGAAGGTTTGGCAAAACTGTCTGTATGATTAACCACCTGATACGATCTGCTTTATTATCTAAACAGAAGAACCCAAGATTTGCGTACATCTCACCAACCTTTAAACAAAGTAAATCTATTGCTTGGGATTACATGAAACAGTTTACTAACAAGATACCTTACATAAAATTTAATGAAACAGAGTTAAGGGTAGACCTACCGAATGGTGCGAGAATTACTTTACTCGGATCAGAAAACTCTGATGGGTTACGGGGAATCTACCTAGATGGATGTGTAATAGATGAATATGCCAATGTCCATAGCAAACTTTTTCCAGAGATTATAAGACCAGCACTATCCGATAGAAAAGGCTATTGTGTTTTTATAGGTACACCACAAGGAATGAACAATAACTTTTATGAACTATACCAACACGCACAAGGTGCAGATGATTGGTTTAACTATAAAGCTAAAGCTAGTGATACTAAGATTGTAGATGAAGATGAGTTGGTCAAGGCAAAAGAAGTAATGGGTGAAAAGAAGTACCTACAAGAATTTGAATGTGATTGGATAGCAAACATAGAGGGTGCAATTTTTAACGACACACTTTCTAAGATGGAAGATGGTAAACAATTAACAAGAGTTCCGTATGACCCTAGCCTTCCAGTATCTACCGCATGGGATTTAGGAGTAGCTGACCATAGTGCTATTATATTCTTTCAACAGAATGGTAGAGCAATCAATATTATAGAC